TGCTGACTGACGAAAGTATCGGCAAGATGCCTGCCTTCGGACTGCTCAACCCGCAACTGCATCAAGCAGGTGGCGGTACGACTGACGGTATCTACAACTTGTTGCCCGATGAACCCGATGATGGTAGCGGTGGCGATGGTACTGAATCCCTTGACGATTGTGCTGACGGTGGCGGTAGCCCTGCCGAGCAAGCGCAACAACAATCCGAGTGGAAAGTCCGTGTAGCACAAGCGGCACAAGCCGCTAAGATGATGGGCAAAATGTCGGCAGGACTTGAACGCCTAGTGGGTGAGGTGCTTGCCCCCAAGGTGGACTGGCGTGATGTGTTGCGTAAGTTTGTTGAGAAGTGTCGTACTGACCAACGCTCATACGCTAGACCCAACCGTAGGTTCCTGTCACAAGGGCTGTACTTGCCTAGTGTGAGTGGCGAATCCCTCGGTGAGATAGCCATTGCAGTAGACTGCTCAGGTTCGATTGACGGTAATACTATCGCTCAGTTTGCAGGTGAGATTACTGCAATCAAGGAAGATGGCAACCCAACATGTATCCATGTGGTGTACTTCGATAGCGAGGTGAGCCACTACGAATCGTATGGGCGTGACGATGGCCTGAATATCCGAGCGCATGGCGGTGGCGGTACTGCCTTTAGCCCTGTGTTCCAGTACTTCGCAGACCATGACATCAACCCCGTAGCCTGTGTGTTCCTGACCGACTTGTGTTGCAACGACTTCGGGGATGCACCTGACTACCCTGTGTTGTGGGTATCGACCGATGAGGGTGACGCACCCTTCGGTGAGGTGGTGCTGATGTGATTAACCTACCTGACGGATACACCTTAGAAACTACCAAGCGTAGGGTAGCCCAAGCACGGGCTAACCTATTCGGTAGTGACTGGCAGGTAGTTGTGTACCACAAGGGCTATCCTGCCTTCACACTTGCCAAGCGACTACGGGCAGGTATGTTTGAGCCTGAGTATGCGGGTAAGTTATCAGGGACTAATGGTGCGTGGCATCGTAGCCTTGACCTGAATGAACTGGTAAGAATCATGTGCACTAAGCACAGAATAGGAGTAGGAAAATGATTAGTTATGTGGAGTTGGTGGTACTTGTCGTGTATGCGGCAATGGGAGGGTACATCATGCACCTGCAACACCAACTCAAGAAAGCCCATAAAGCGGTGGCAAAGTTGATGATGATTCTGCACGACATTGCTAGCGGTGAAGTTGAAATCAAAGGAGCAAGTGATGGATTCAGTATTGCACGTAAGCGACAAGATGTTGGAGAAGCATCGTCACATCAACGTGGAGCATGACTGGTACGACTATGAGTACGAGTACTTTCGTGAAGATATGAAGGCAAAGGGTATTGACGTGGTGCGCATGTACTTCAGCGGCTTTTGGTCGCAGGGTGACGGCGCTTGCTTTGAAGGTGGGTTCGATGACGTTCGACTGTTCATTGACTCACACTTCAAGCCCGATGAATACCCCATGATTCGCAAGTTGTTGGATGAGGGCGGTAGCGTAGTGATTAACTGCAATCACAGCGGTCACTACTACCACGAGAACTGCACCCGCTTCAGCATTGATGCTGACGAGTTGCGGTATTGCATGAACATGCCGACTGAGTTCCATGAACAAGTTGTGGCAGGTATGGACGAGAAGTTGAGTATGGAAGTAGGTGAGTTTGAAACGGCAAGCATTGAGATATTCAAGAGCCACATGCGGGACTTGTACCGTAGGTTGGAGGCTGAGTATGACTACCTGACCAGTGATGAAGTAGTCAAAGAAGCGATTATCGCTGATGAATTAACCAACGATGAAGATGAAGGAGAGTGACATGGCAACAGTATTTTCCAAAGAGTTGAAAGGCGACATCATTGCGAACGCAAAGAAGGTGTTTGAGAAGCAGATGGTTACTGCACGGGAGAACCGTCCGTCCCATGAGTGGGGTGACAAGATTTACAACACATTGTTCGGTGAGCATGTACCTGCCTTGAACAATGTGCCTGCGTACTTCTTGCGCCAAGTCGAGAAGATTAATGTAGAGAACGTGCGTGGTACGTCATGCTTACTTGAGTTTAATCTGAGTGCCAAGCGTCCGTTCCCGATTGAGTTTCCTGACACGCCACTTGCCAAGAATTCTGGGTACTACGGTGGGGACATCACACTCAAAGATGTTGCCGAGTGGGAAGAACTACAAGCCGATGTTGTTCGGTGGCGTAATGGCATTAGGGCAGTCGAGGAAAAGCGCAACCAATTCGTAGAACAAGTCAAGAAGATTATCAATGCTCATGCGACCCTCGCCCCTGCGTTGAAGATGTGGCAACCCCTATGGGATTTGATTCCCGAATCATACAAGGAACGCCACTGCAAGGTAGTAGAGCGTGAGAAGAAAGAGGTGGACATTGACGTTGACCTGTCCGCAATGACCGCCACAGTAGTAGCCCACAAGATTACACGATAAGGGATGACCATGAGGACAGACAAACTATCCTACCAACAAGTTGCCGAGTGGTTTAAGAAGGCACGAAACCCTGATGTGGGCAGACCTGTGCAGTCATGGGGTCGCATGTACAAGGTCGATGAGAACTACGAACTACGGTTCGGCACGACTGTGGTCGGTGTGTTCACACCTGACAACAAGTTTACGTTCAAGATGTCAAGCCAAGCCGCACGGAATTGTAGTATCACCCTGAGCCAAGCATTGCAACGAGCCATCCCGTTTGTGTGGGTACGCAAAGGCATGGGCAGGTATGTAGTCAAGCCTACGCCGCCGTATGCAGAATACAAGAAGTCCAACCCTTATTCGTACTACTGGGAGTACTTCAGCAAGCAAGAGGGCTACGAGGTGTTCGATGGTCTGTGTTTTGACCTGAATACTTATCAACCCGTTAACGCACGACCACATATTACCAAAGCAGAAATAGATTCTGACAACAAGTTGGTGTGGCTACGACAACTGCGTAAGTTTAAGACGGCAGTCAAAGTCCGTGCCCGTATGGGTATCATCGAAACCTTGATACAACAAGTTGATGCAGAGCGTGGTGCTACCAAGCGTCATGACTGGGAACAACCCGATTGGAATAGTGGCACATGGCAAGAGGTGTTATACACTGCCATCAAAGATGGCGAATGTTCTACGGAACTACTCAAGGGCATTATTAAATCTGTATCCCGTGGGTACTACAACCGAAGCATCACGTTGAAGGAAGTCATAGACGAAGGGGACAGAATCTGTACTACATATAGCCTTGACTTGCGTAAGCGTTTCGGCGTGTTCAAAGGAGTGTGACATGTATCACGGAGATAGCGTGTGGCATGGGCATTGATGTTTTAACCATTGAAGGAGAATCAAATGAAATCGAAATCACAAAAGGTGCGTGAGTATTTTCAGAAGCACCCGCTTGCCACACCCAAAGAAGTTGGTAGCAAATTCAAACTAGCCATGCCCGTGGTGTACGCAGTACGCAAGGAAGTGCAAGCGGAGTTCATCGAGCAGAGCAACGCAGAAGCACCCATCGTTGAGCATGGGTATGCCCACCCACGTGAGGAGTTCAAGCCTAGCCAACGTGCCAATGACATGCAGTTCGGCGGCGACCACTACAAGAACATGGGTGTCGAGCCGTGGGATGTGGTCGATACGTGGCCTCGTGAGCAACGCATTGGCTACTACCGTGGCGGTGCGCTGAAGTACATCATGCGTATGGGTGCAAAGGACGAGTCCCCGATGGAGATTGCCAAGGGCAAGCACTACATGGAGAAACTTCTTGAGGTGTTGAACGAGGCTGAGTAATGGCGCTGTTCAAGACCAATCAGGAAACCTATGCCCGATTGTTCAAGATGTTATTGAAGGAGCCAGTCACTGCGCATGAGTTAGCCGAGGAATCGGGTATCCATCTAGTGACTGCTCAATCCCTGATGCGCACCCTGAAGAAGCACAAGGTCGTGCATGTTGTCGGGTGGATACCTGACGCATTAGACAGGGACGTGACACCTATATACAAGTTGGGAGAAGGCAGAGACAAACCAAGGCGCAAGCTATCCCATGCCGAGCGACAGCGTAGGCACAGGGCTAGGAAGGAAGCCAAGCAACAACAACTTTTACTTATGGGGATGTTGACGAACCATGCGAAAACGAAGTAAGTACAGACCGAAACCAATACTTCAGAACCCTGTGGGGTATGTGCTTGATGGCATGACCCCCGTGGCATCACTCGACAAATTCTTGCTCGACCTGGAGATTAACAACTATCTAGCGATGGCGTTGCTGACCCAAGGTAAAGCCACCCGTGAGGACATGGACAAGTTAATCAACATGTCGAACATCACGGAAGCCCTGTATCGCATGGGGTTCGGTACTGAATACAAAGACGTACTCGTCAAGGGTTCTTCTGCTTTGCTTGCAGTTGCCCGAAGGGGGGCAGAAACAAATCGGTTCGTGCTATGGGCGCAGGAGATGACTGCACTCAATGACCTGATGGAATTACACGATGCACAGATGGATGTAATCACAATCAGAGATGTTGAGAAAGCAGTTGCACTTGTCAAGAACGAGCGCAGGCAGAAGCGTATGACGAACATCATTACAAGGAAGTGACATGGACATAGTGACCATCGACTTTGAAACCTACTACGACAAGGACTTCAGTCTGTCGAAAATGACAACTGAATCCTATATCCGTGACCCTCGCTTTGAGGTTATCGGCGTGGGGGTTAAGGTCAACGACTACCCGACTGACTGGTACACGGGCGATAACCCTGCCCGTTTCCTGAAGTCACTTGACTACCGTGACAAGGCAATCCTCTGTCACAACACCGCTTTCGATGGGGCTATCCTCGCATGGCACTTTGGAATCAAACCTAAGTTGTGGCTTGATACCCTGTCGATGGCACGACCCTTCCATCAAATGACTGTGGGGGGTTCACTCAAAGCACTGGCTACTTACTACGGGCTAGGGCAGAAGGGCGAGGAAGTACTCAATGCGTTGGGCAAACGCAGGGCTAACTTCACGCCTGACGAAATGAATCGGTACGGTGAGTACTGCAAGAACGATGTGGAGTTGACCTATCAACTGTTCAAGAAGTTGAGCAAAGGTTTCCCAGTGTCGGAACTCATGGTGATTGACCAAACCATTCGCATGTACACCGAGCCAGTCATCGAGTTGGACAGGGAACTCTTAGAGAAGCATCTTGAGGAGGTCAAAGCACGGAAGCGCACGTTGATTCAAGACATGGGCTTGAAGGATATGAGCGAGGAAGCCGTGACCAAGGCTCTGATGAGCAACCAAATCTTTGCGAAGTACCTCGCCAACCTCGGCATCGACCCGCCAACCAAGGTGAGCGCACGCACGGGTAAAGAAACTTGGGCGTTCGGAAAGACCGACAAGGGCTTCACCGACTTACTAGAACATCCTGACGAGCGGGTGCAGGTTGCGGTCGCCGCAAGACTGGGGGTCAAGTCAACCATCGAAGAAACCCGCACTCTTAATTTGATTGGGGTGTCCAAGCGTGGTCGCCTGCCCATCATGCTCAATTACTATGGCGCACACACAGGTCGATTCTCAGGTGGTGACAAGATGAACTTGCAGAACCTGCCTGCCCGTGGGAACAACACCATCCGTCGGGCATTGAAAGCACCCGCAGGACAACTTCTTATCAGTTGTGATTCGTCACAGATTGAGGCCCGTATGGTCGCATGGCTTGCCGAACAACACGACCTTGTTGGTGCGTTTGCAGAGAACCGAGATGTGTACTCTGAGTTTGCATCCGAAGTCTATGGTCGCACCGTCACGAAGGCTGACAAGATTGAGCGATTCGTTGGCAAGACCTGTATCTTGGGACTTGGCTACGGCATGGGGGCTGAGAAATTCAGACGCACCCTAGAGATTGGTCAAGGCGGTATCTCGGTCAAGATTGAACTGAACGAAGCCGAACGTATCGTCCGCCTGTATCGGCAGAAGAACCACAAGATTGTTGCCCTATGGCAGAAGTGTGGGAGCGCACTGGGTGGCATCCTCGCAAGGCAATCGGGCATCATTGGTAAGTGCGTGACCTACGATGAGCAGGGCATCCGACTTCCGAACGGAATGTATATCCGCTATCCAGCACTCCGTGCGAACGCAAACAACTACGAATATATTGCTGATGCAAGGCAGTATCGCAAGGCAACCCAAGCGCGTGTGCTTGAAGGGCAGACCTCGGACATTTCGTGGACGAAGATTTACGGGGGCAAAGCCACAGAGAATGTGGTGCAAGCACTCGCCCGTATCGTTGTTGCTGAACAGATGGTAGCCATCGGACAACACTACCACGTTGCGTTCCAAGTGCATGACGAACTAATCATCACTGCCCCAGAACACGAAGGTGAACACGCACAGAAACTTATTGAGCAATGTATGTCCACGCCTCCCGCGTGGTGTGCAGACTTGCCAGTTGCCTGTGAATCAGGCATGGCTGATAACTATGGAGATACCTGATGTTTATTATTTTCAAACCAAAGCACCCGCAGTGGTGGCTACGATTAAAGATTGCCTGTTGGTGTGCGATAGGCGCATGGAAACATACTGATGGTGTGCACCTGACGGTGGGCGACACGCTGAATGTGCGTCACAAATTCCATATCGTAGGCAAGCACTATGGCTGACATGACCATGTGTCGTGGCGAGGGTTGCCGTGTGCGCCATGAGCGCCACCGATTCACCACAGTACCCAACGAGCAGAACCAATCTTGGTTTTCTATTACCCCTGTGTCCGACCCGCATATGGGTTGTGACCACTACATTGATAACTGGTTTAGGAGAGATACAAATGACAAGCGGTCGTGATGAAATGATGAGCAACGTGACAAACTTGACTGAGGTAGTTGGTCAATCACGCAAAGCAGAAGTTGTTGACATGTTGCAGAGGGCACTCGACAGCGCAGAGCATGACGGCGCAAGCGATGTGTTTATCCTGATGAAACAGAACGGTGCGTATACCCGTTTCTCGACCAAGATGGACGATGTGATGGAGGTGATTGCCCAGTTGGAACTCTTGAAGTACGACATCTTGCGCCGTATGTACGGCTGATATACACTGGGATTTCCAACTTAACAGAGAACCACAGGGACACCCCTTGTGGCAACAACCTATGCGCCTAGCCCACTCCTACTCATCCATCAAACTGTACGAGAACTGCCCGTACCGCTACTTCCGCCAACGGATTACGAAGGATGTGGTCGATGAGGGGGGTGAGGCCAGCAAGTATGGGGAACGCATCCACCAATATCTTGAGATGCGTTTGAAGGAGAACGCCCAGTTGCCACAGGAGGTCGCCCATTACGAGGGGTTGTGCCAGTCCGTGGAGAAGATTGCCACGAACGGTGAACTGCATATCGAGAAGGAACTGGTGCTGAGTGACAACCTTACACCAACAGGTTGGTGGGATGATGATGCTTGGCTACGTTCTAAACTTGACATCCTTGTAATCAATGGGCATGATGCAGTGGTGATGGACTGGAAAACAGGCAAGCGAAACCCTGACTTCTTTCAGATGCAGATATTCGCCGCCCAAGTATTCAAGCACTTCCCCGATGTGGTTCGGGTCAAGACCAGTTTGGTATGGCTCAAGACGATGGAGATGGACACGGAGCAGTACAACCGAGTGGATATAAACGCTGTGTGGGCTGAGGTAATGAAGCGCATCCAACGCATCCACAGTTCCTTGGAGTATGACAACTGGCCTGCCCGACCATCGGGATTGTGTCGGTTCTGCCCCGCTCGACACGACTGTGATTCCGCTAGGGTTTAACCTTACTTGACACGGATGTAAAGGAGGCTATAATGGGTGCATTGACCCCTGAAGGAAAGGTCAAACGTAAAGTAGTAGAGGTGCTGAAGGAACACGGAGTGTGGTACTTCTTCCCCGCAAACAACGGGTTCGGTATGGCAGGTATTCCTGACATCATCGCCGTAGTCAAAGGGCAGTTCCTTGGTATCGAAGTGAAGGCAGACAAGACAAAGAAACCCACCGCATTACAAGTGCAGTGTGGGGCGAAGATTCAAAAGGCAGGTGGGTGGTGGACAGTGGTCTATGACGCAGACACCATCGACCAGTTGGAAGTAATGATAAAAGAGAAACTTTACAGGTGACAACATGCTAGTGGTGGAACAAGTAAGAACGCTTGCTCTGAAATTAAACAACCCCAATCGGGTGCTTGACAGCATCCCGACTGCGAAGCCCGTGGAGGTGAAGGGTATCCCGCTTGTGCTGACACCGCACAAGTTGGACGAGGTGAAGGTGCTGAACAACCTTGGCATCAAAGCCCCATCCCCTATCCTGCATTACTACGACTGGCCCGGACAGTACACGCCGTATGACCACCAAAAACAAACTGCTGCGTTCTTGACGTTGAACCACAGGGGGTTGGTGTTGAACGAAATTGGTACGGGTAAAACTCAGTCCTCCCTATGGGCGGCTGACTACCTCATCAAGACAGGGCATGTAAAGAAAGTCCTGATTCTCTCGCCACTATCCACGTTGGAGCGGGTGTGGGGTGATGCAGTATTCAAGGGGTTTCCGAACCGTAAGTTCGTGGTGCTACACGGCACGGCAGAGAAGCGCAAGAAGTTGTTGGCGAAGCATGTGGACTTCTACATCATCAACCACGATGGATTCAACATCATTGCCGAAGAAGCCAAGGGCATGTTTGATTTGGTCATCGTTGATGAAGCCGCCGTGCTACGCAACCCATCGACACAACGCTTCAAGATATTCCGTCGGTGGATGGACGCTAATCCTGCAACACGTTTGTGGTTGATGACTGGCACTCCGACTCCGAACGACCCGACAGATGCGTGGGCATTGGCGAAGTTGGTCAACAGTCCTGTGTGTACCAAGACCTTCACGGCTTTCCGTGAGCAGGTGATGATGAAGATTGGGCAGTGGAAGTCTATCCCCCGCCCTGAATCAGTGGGCATTGTGAAGCACATCTTGCAACCCGCAGTGCGCTTTACCCGTGACGAGTGCTTTGACCTACCTGATACGGTGGTGCAGACACGGCAGGTTGAACTGACCGCCGAACAGAAGAAGCACTACTCGCAGATGCTCAAACATTTCGTGACAGAGATGACTGCCGAAGGAACCATCACGGCAGTAAACGAAGCGGTCAAGGTTCAGAAACTTGTTCAGATAGCCTGCGGCGTAGCCTATGGTGACGATGGACAGAACATTGAGTTAGACTGCACCCCCCGTGTCAACTTAGTGAAGGAGGTGATTGAGGAAGCAGGTGAGAAGGTAATCGTCTTTGTGCCACTGACAGGTACGCTCCACATGTTGGAGAAGGAACTGAGCAAGCACTGGACGGTAGCGGTTGTGAATGGCGAAGTGTCGAGCCACAAGCGCAACGAAATCTTCTACAACTTCCAACACAACAAAGACCCACATGTTTTGATTGCACACCCTGCAACTATGGCGCATGGTTTAACGCTCACCAGTGCGTCAACGATTATCTGGTATGGCCCTGTGACAAGCAACGAGCAATATGTTCAGGCAAACGGACGCATTGAGCGTATAGGCAAGAGGCACACATCGAACGTCATCCACATCGAGGCGACAGACCTTGAGTACAAGATGTACGAACGACTGAAGAACAAGCAGAAACTGCAAGGACTGCTTCTTGATTTGATTCAACAACAGACTAATAGGTGACAACTATGACTGTAAACGTAGATGATGTAGTAGCAACATACATGAAGTTGCGCTCTCAGAAGGAAGCCATTGAAGCCGAGGTGAAAGACCGTGTGTCTACCATCAAAGCCAAGATGGAGAAGTTAGAAGCATGGATTAAGGAACAGGCTGACGCTCAAGGTGTTACCTCGTTCAAGACCAAGCATGGCACTGCGTTCCTAACCACCACCGACTATGCCAACGTGGGTGACTGGGATGCCGTACTCGGATTTATTCGTGAGAACGAAGCGTTCGACATGCTTGAGAAACGCATTAGCAAGATTGCCGTGCGTGGATATATTGAAGCAAATAAAGCAGTCCCCCCCGGCGTGAACTACGGCACGAAACTGGAAGTAAATATCCGTAAGCCCGTAGCCCGTGTTGACGATTAACCGCTCATTTCAAAGGAGAAAATTATGAGCAATGCCCTTACTCTTGCCAACGTGCAAGTTCCCGCACACCTCGCACAACGTGTTGGTGTTCCTTCTGTTCTCGCTCAGTCCTTGAGTGGTGGTATTGGGGTGGGTGAATCCGTACCTCGTATCAGCATCAAGGCATCCCGCTTCCGCATCGTTGAGGGTAGTACTGAGACTGTGCTTGATACCACGAGCATTGATGTTGTGGTTGTCGGCGCAAACCCCCGTCTGTCTAAGACTTGGTATGCCAAGGCATGGACACCTGACAGTGAACCGTCTAGCCCTGACTGCTTCTCTATGGACGGCGTGTCGCCTGATGCTTCTAGCACTGACCCGCAGAATGACCTGTGTGCATCTTGCCCACAGAACGCATGGGGTAGCAAAGTGACTCCGCAAGGCAAGCAAATCAAAGCCTGCTCTGACCAAAAGCGTCTTGCCGTTGTTGCCGCTGATGACCCGACTGGCCCGATTTACCTGCTCCAAGTCACGCCTGCCGCACTGCAAGGTCTCGGCAAGTATCAGAAGGAACTGTCGATGCGTGGTATCCCCGCTGAGATTGTCCGCACCCGTCTGTCGTTTGACACCGATGCGTCCTTCCCGAAACTGAAGTTTGACTTTGGTGGATTCCTTGACGAAGCCACTCAAGCAGAAGTTGACAAACTGTTTGGTACGGAAGAAGTCCGTCAGATTACAGGTGAGTTGCATACTTCCGCTGCTCCGGCAGTGCCGAAGATTAACGCACCACAACAAGTTGCACCGAAACCCGCTCCCGTAGCGGCGACCCCTGAACCTGCTCCTACCCCCGTGGCAGAGAAACCTGCCGCTCCGAAGCGTGGTTTTGGTGCACCTAAGTCTGCGGCTCCTGCACCTGCGGCGGCTCCCGCTCCTGCGGCGGCTCCCGCTCCTGCGGCGGCTCCTGTACAAACCGTATCGGCTCCGTCTGCCGCATTGTTGGCTGATGAGATTGCCGCACTTGTCGGGGAGGTAAACGCAGATGACGCCTAACCCGCCTCTTGACTTTACAAAAGTTGAGGCGTTAAGGAAGCACATGTTGCTGACCACAGACAACATGGCTTCCCTGTTCGGTGTCAGTCGGATGACGTATTATGGGTGGGTTCGGGGAAAAGTTCTCCGCAAATCCAACGAAACCACGGTGAAGGCAGTCCTAAAAAGACTGCTGAACATCATGGTCGAGGACAAATGGCCTACTCCTGATGTCATTGCGATGGAACAACCGCAACGGAAAGAACGCCTTGATGAACTGTTGAAGCGTTTTGAATAAGGTACTGGGGGGCTAACCACCCCCCATCAACGGGGATAACATGGACACGCTGAGTTTTTTTCAGCGAGTGCTACCAACTGAAGGACTGTATTGCATAGCCAGTTTTGAGGGTGACAATCCAAAACCAAGACATGGCTACTTTGATTCGGTAGAACAACTCGCAAAAGTTGCACTTGCACTTAATAGCAGGGGACAGAACACATACTACGCAATCTCCACCTTCACGGAGAAGCGGCGCAAGCAAGAGTTCGTTGCCAAGACGAAGGTGCTTGCTATTGACGTTGACTGTGGCATCGGCAAGAACGGAAAGCCGAAGCCGTTTAAGGATGCAAGCGAGGGCGCAAAGGCTCTCATCACATTCGTAAAAGCCGCAGGGCTACCCATGCCGATGATTGTATCGTCAGGCAACGGGCTACATGTTTATTGGATACTGGACGAAGCCATCGACCAAGACCAGTGGCGACCACTGGCGAACGCATTGAAAGCGGCTTGTGTGACCCACGGCTTCACGCCCGACATTGGCGTGACTGGTGACAGCGCACGGATTCTAAGACCGCTCGGGTGTACCAACCCCCGTGGTGGTAAGACTGCGACCCTGATTCGGGACGCACAAGATGTGACCTACGCCCAGTTGTGGGCAACCCTTGAACCGTTTACACATGGCTCATCCTATGAGCCACCCGTTGAACAGCCACGTACCAACTCGTTGTTGGATGCTTTGGCGGTCAAGCACGAATACCAGCCTGCCAATGCAGACAAGATTGCCGAATCCTGCCAACAGATTAAGTGGGGGATTGAAAACCAAGAGGATGTTTTAGAACCCTTTTGGTGGAAGTTGATGGGTGTAGCCGCCTACTGTAAAGACCCGATTGAAACGGCTATTAAATGGAGTGAGAAATACAGCAAGTTCAACCAACAAGAAGTCATCAGCAAGGTTGAGAATTGGAAGAACGGCGCAACAGGCCCGACCCTGTGCGAGAAGTTTATGCTTGAGCGACCCGAGGGTTGTAAGGGCTGCAAGTTCAAAGACAAGATTGGTAGCCCTGCCCGTTTAGGTACGCAGTTCGCAGAAGTCAAATCAATGGCGGCGTTGGTTGACCCGATTGCCGCAGAGATACCAGTCCCCCGTCCGTTCAAGCGTACCACCGATGGTATGAAGTGCGTCATTGATGACACGGATGTGGATGTGTGCAAGTTCGATATCTACCCCATTGGCTACGGTCGTGATGAAGGTTTGGGCTACGAGGTCGTGCGCTATATGTGGAACCGCCCACATGTGGGATGGACTGAACTGGCTCTACGGCAGGCACACCTTGCTGATGGGAGCAGGGATTTCACGGCGGCGGCGGCTGACCAAGGTATCGTTCTTTTCAACAAATCACAGACTCAATACTTCCAAATGCTTCTACGCTCATACATGGAGGAATTGAAGCAACGCCGAGGACTGACGAACCTGTACTCATCAATGGGATGGAAACAGAACTTCGATGAATTTGTTATTGGCAACATGCTTCTACGCCGTAACTCCGACGGCACGATACACACAGACCACATCAACCTTGCGTCCGCAATCGGCAAGGTGACTGAAGAACTCTACGGGCAGAAGGGGTCACTCCAAGAGTGGGTCAACTTCACCCGTGTACTTGAAACGGCTGACCTGAAACTTCACAAGTTCCTGATTGGCTTCTCGTTTGCCACGCCACTGCTTCGGTTCAGCGGCTTGAAGGGTCTAATCCTATCGCTCTACGGGCGCACTGGTGGCGGCAAGACACTCGGGCAATACATGATGCAGTCGGTATGGGGCAACCCTGACCAACTCCACTTCGGTGGCAAGTTCACACAGAACGGCTTGTTCTCCCGCCTTGCCTTGCACGGCAACCTACCCATGACGGTAGACGAACTGACCATGCTTGACCGTGAGGAAGCAGGCGACCTGATTTACTGGACTAGCCAAGGGCGAGACAAGGCACGATTGAACCGCAACGCAGAAGAACGGGCGACCAAAGAGTGGGCAACCACCATGACGGTATCGACCAACGAATCACTGCACAGCATGTTGTACGCAGGTGGTCATGCTACGGACGCCAAACTTGCTCGTCTGCTTGAGTTCAACATTGCACCCCACCCACTGTTCGTGAAGAACTCACAAGTTGGTCGGCAGATTCATGCCTTCCTGATGGGTAACTACGGGCAGGCAGGTGTAGCGTTTATGAAACGGCTGATGCCTTTGGGGGCAGATGCAATCAAGGCAATGATTGAACACGCCATCAACGAGTTCCCCAAGAAGTACGGCACACACTTCACTGGCGATGAACGCTTTTGGGAAGCAGGCATTGTGCTTGCAGACTTGGGCAATAAACTCGCCAAGGAGTATGGGCTTATCCAGTACGACTACGAGGACGCAACTGAGTGGGCACTGGGTGAACTGAAGTCCATGAAGGTGTCAGCGGCGACCAACCGTATGGATGCTTTCGATGCTCTGGGCGAGTTCATCAACGAACACATGGATGCAACTTTGACTGTGATGCACACCCTCGGTCAGAAGCCCATGCGGGACAACAACCGTCCGTACATCGCAGACATTCTTGTGCGCTACGACCTGTTCCGCAAGACCTTCGCTGGTCGGTTTGAAAGCGGCACGGTTCTGCTTGAGCGTACCAAACTGCGGAAGTGGCTCAGTCAGCGGGGCTACGACTACAAGCAGTTTGTCGGAGAGTTTGAAGCCGAAGGCATCCTTGCCACGCCGAAGTCACAGAAGGCGTACTTCGGTAAAGATGTTGGTATTAAGATTCCACAGTGCTATGTCGTCGGCATCAACCTCAACCACCCACGTTTGCAGGGAGTCTTGGATGATGCCGACCAGTCAGTGGATAACCTCACCCACGGTCGACTCAAGGTTGTTTAATCAGGGATGCCATTGAGAACTTCCTCATCTACACCGTAGATACGAAGCATCTCTTTGGATTCCTCCCTGCCACCCTTGGCGGAGGACTTCAGGCTACGCAGTGCCAACGGTTTCTTGGCTTCACGATATGCCTGACTGACCGACTTATCGAAGGTGCGAATCTCAAGGCGAGTGCCTTTGACGGATTCGTTCCAGTCCTTGATGTATTCCTTGATGGACTTCTCAGCCTCATGGTCGTTCGACAACCGAGCGGCTACCACCTGACGCACTGCCTCAGTCTTAATCATGGACATGTAGGCTTGTTCCTGTGAGTCAGCCATCAGCCAATCCATCTGAGCCTGTGCACGGGATGGATACCAGCCCATTGCCTTACCGAGTATTTCCCAAGTACTTGCGTTTTGCGCCACAACATACCCCTTGGAATCCACGATGGCTCCAGTGTCGTAGAACTTCAGCGCATCACCGAGGTTCTTCACGGCACGAACAGGGCTGTCACGCAACAGGGAATCGAATCCTTTGCGGCCCGTTGCCACGGCAGGCATGGTATTGAAAACATATTCAAACGCGCCAGTCAGGAAGGCAGTCGGTGCGCCTGCGATGTTGATGACCTCACGAAGCATCTCGTCCTTGCTTGCCGATGGCTTGAGCAGGGCAGTACCGGGGATGATGTCGCCAAGACCCATGCGGTTGGAGAACGCCAGACCAGTGAACTGGTCGAGCAGACCACGCATTGCAATCGGGGTAATGGTTTCAGCCATCTCAGCACCGAGGGTGTCACGCAGAATCCGAGCGAACTCTTTTTCCAACGAGCCAAACTTCAGACCAAGGCGTTGGCAGACACCATCAACAATGTCCAAGATGTCGTCAGCACCCGGAATACCACGCAGACCGGAGAGCAGGAGCAACGACCCGAGCATGATGATGCGACCCTCGTAGTTCATGTTCTTGAGCAACTGAACCATGAGAATCGGGTACTGCTTGTACATGTAGACGAACGACTGGAGTCCACCACGGAAGAAAGCAGGGCGGTTGTACTGAGCGTAGTCACCTTGGGTGGCGTCCACTGCACGAGAAGCAACTTCACGGGCGGCAATGTCCGCTTCGTTGGCGTTTTTACCCGAGGCAATCTGACGGTCGTACTCCCCACGATAGGCCGCTAGGAGCGTAGTTCGACGGTTGAACTGCTCCGAGTAACTGAAGGGGAACATCCACACCTGAATAAATTTCTGTGCGGTTGGGTTGCCAGTAATCTTGCGACCACGGCTAGTACCAGTCAGAGCGTTGAACTGTGCGGCGTCGAGGCGTTGTTCTTCCGTCATGGTCTTGAGGAAGTTCAGTTCGGCAAACGTCAGGCCATCCTTGTTGGCCTTAGCCCCCGACTTCTGCAACTCTGCAATCTGTTCTTCGAGGAAGGTGAGGTCGGCGTAGCGGAAGTTGCCTGCCTTACGACCGTACTCAAACAGAAGCGTAGCGGCTCTGCCTGCACCCAGACCAACACCAAAGCCGTTCTTCGGGTTGAAGGATGCAAGGTACGCCCACGAGTTGGTCGGCAGTGAAAGCACCTGCGTCACACCCGTGGCAATAGAACCACCCAACTGAGCAAGAGCCGCCCAAGTACGGGCTGCGACCGACCACTCGTTGTTCGTCCAAATGTCATCAACATGGACGATGTCACCAGTGGAGTTCTTCCAGTCGAGCAAGGACTTGGCACGTTCTTTGTACCAGTTGCCACGCTCAATGCGCTGACCATCCACGTTCTGAACGGCGTTGTCGTAATAGAATTTCTTTTGGAAGTACTCACGACCAGCGATAGCCTTGGCCGCACCAGTTGCGGCTTCCCACTTCTGACGCAGTTCTTCCACCGACTGAGCCGTAGGCATCCAGTTCTCAGGATTCTCAAGCACCTCATCGAACTGGTGACGGAACTCTTTGTTGGCTGCGGTGTATGCCTGCTGCTCCAGATAAGCCGACGCACTCTTGACAACATCTTTGTCCCAGCCGGACTTGCCTGCACGTTTGAGGTTGGCGCGGGCACGGGTATTCTGAGCCGTGATTTTCTGTACAAGAACTTCTTGTGTCTCTGGCGTGAGCCGGATGCCCAGACGGGAGAGCGAGTACATCACTTCGTCGTAGTGGAGAATGTCCACAAGGGCAGGCGTTTGCTCTGCCACGGAGATGATGGGCTTGAGTTTGACGTTGGCAACGATGTTGCCGCCATCTGCACCACGCTCGGCAAGACGCATCTCAAACTCACCTTCAAAGGTGGTAGCCAGTTCCGCAGCCAGTTCACGAGCATCTTTCTCGTTGGCGACCCTACCGTAGAACACCGAGTCCTGCTGACCTTGCTTCAGTTTCACCGGAACTTCTTGTCCGTTGATGGTCTGGTAGGCTTGGATGCGAACCTGCCACTCACCCTCACGGGTCAGCGGTACATACGAGCCAGCAATGGTGCGCTTGGCATAGAACTGGTCGTCGTTGATGGTGGCTGCGAACATGGCACGTTCTTCAATCTGACGGATGAGTGCCCAAATCGAACTGTTGTTCACGTTGTCGATGTCAGGGTTTACCTTAACCGCCAACTTCTTCCGCATCTCACGCACAAGCGTCTCGACCTCAGTAGGGGTATACCCTTTAATCATCTTGGTCAGGTCAGCCAGTGCAAGGTCGGAGTAGAACGCACGACCAAACTTCTTCTCAAGCCATTCGTTGGCATCTTCCTCGGACGCATCGCTCATCTTGAAGCGGTTGTCCACATACTCGGAATCCTTGAGGCGCATGTCATCGTACTGCTCAACCACATCCTCAATGAACTTGCGCTCCTGTGCAGTTAGTGAACCACGGAAGGCTTCGCCCATACCAGAGGTGATGGCACGGCTTTGCTCATGGATTGCGCCAAGATATTTACCGATGAGTACATCGGCAGCACTGATGGAGGTGGCTTCAAAGAACTGGAGGTAGACCTTGTACTCGATGCTGTTACCCGTGTATGTCACAGTACCGTTGTCGTTCTCAATCAGAGTACCATCAACATCTTTGAACCACTCAGGTGCAGGCTGCATCTTCGGGGCTTCGTAAGTCTTAGCCGCAATGTCACGAGCATATGCACGCTTGGTGTTCTCAATGTTCCGGTCGTAAGTGCCTTCAGCCTGCTTAATCAGGTACTGGCCTTTGAGTTTGGCTTCCTCGTCCTGAGCCTCAGAGAGTTTCAGTTGCAGACGCTTGATGGCTTTTTGCTTGGCTGCTTCCAGTTTGGCAATCTCAGCATCACGCATGGCTTCTAGTTCGGCACGGCGTTCAGCCGTCATCGGACGTTCTTCAGTACCCTGCTGCACTTGGAAGCCAGCACGGAACTGCTCGGGTGTTACACGCCCAAGTTTCTGCAACTGCTGGAACCCTTCGGGGTTAATCTTCGGGGTCGGCTCAAGGTTCGGGTCGTAGAACACAATGTTCAGAGCCTTCTCCAACTGCTTGTCCGACACCTGATTCATCTTCCAGAGCGTGGCGTATGCCATGAGGTCGCCTGCACGCAGGGTTTCTTCACGGGTCATACCCCGACCAAAGCCCATGAACTTAGCCTCGTGAGCGAGGGCAGTCATGTTGGAGTACTTGGTCTTGAGTTGGGTCTGACGAGCAGCCAAGTCTTGGAGGTAGCGGAAAATCTTGAAGTAGCCTTCGCTCTTACGAGCCATGTTGTCTTGGGTCTGAATACCATCCAAGACCTTTTGCACGAGGTTGCGTGCGTTGACGGCAAAGCCTTTGCCTTGCTTGGCTAGTTCAGCACCCTTTTGCGATGCAGCAACAATGTCACGGATGGAGCGTTCCAACCCACCGTAGATAGCGAAGTCGCGGTTGGCGTGATTCTGAGCGAAGAACGCCTTGGCTTGCGCCATGTTCTGGGCAAAGCGCAGCACTTCCACTTGCGACTGGTCATTCGGGGTATCGGCAATCTCTTTGAACAATCCCGAGGTGTTGACCTCAGAACGTCCAACGCCTTCACGCACATACTTGCGGGATAGGCCAATCAGGTAGCGAGCAGCGTCATCGTTGAAAGCGAAGCCCAACTTGTTGAGTTGGTCTTTGAGCCAGTACCAGAAACGCAGAATCGTGTTGTTGTCCAGTGCGGCAGCACGGTCAGACAGTACTTCTTCCACAGCCTCAAGGAACGGGATGCCTTGACCGTTTGCATAGACTTCAGCCGCAGCACGCAGGTCAGGGTCAGAGTCAGCGACCAACTGGAAAATCTTATCGAGAGCCGCATTGCTGAACAAACCACGGAAGCCAACGTGCCCAAGCGTTTCGTGGGCAAGAATGAACCGAGCGTGTTCTTCCGAGTGAATCATGTCGGCAAACAGAACAACATTGTTGCCCCATGCCATACCTGCTGCGTTGACCGCCTCGATGTCGCCAGCCTTACGAGCCTTGGCTGCGGCTTCAAACAGGCCGGGGTTCTGACGCTTCATGTCTGCCATGTTCGCAAACACATAGACGTTCGGCTTCTTGGCGTACTTGGAGATTACACGGGCAACGAACAGGCGCAGTGGGCCGACCTTCATCGGCATTAAGGGTTTACCATTAGCACGGTAAGCACGCCAGTCATCGTCCTTGATAGGGTTACTACCAATGCGTCCGTCAAGCAACGGGTCGTACTGGACGTCATCCAGTGTCGTTTGTGCTTCCTCGTCCTCAAGGGCTCGCATCTCGGCACGGGCAGCGTTATTATACTTGGTGAACTCCTCGACCGACATCTCACCTTCAGTGGTGGTGTTCGGCAGGAAGAAGCTAGACCCCGGTGAACGAGTCACAATGGCTTTACCGTCAGCCGTAAAGAAGTCTGCGATGATTCCACGAGTACCGACAATGAACATGTCGTCCTCGACCTTGGCGTACAGGGCTTCCATCTTTTTAACCAGTGCATCCTTACTCTGGTAAGTCGGCTTGTACACCTGCTGGTTGATGAGGTTCGCCAGTTGCTGCTCGGCAGACACTTCCTCGTTTGTTTTGGCAACCGTGGGCCCACTTACAGCATCCTGACTGACAACTGCAACATTCCCACGAATAAGTTTTTGGATGTTGACATCGTTGAGGAGGCCCACTTCAGCGAGCAAGCCATAGAGGTTGCTGGTCTTGCTGATTGATTCCATGTCCATAGCGACTTCACGCAGAGCCTGCATGTAGTCAGACTTCGGAACAGCACCACTGGCAAGGAACGACTGCGAAGTGCGGTACAGATACGACTTCTTGTTGGAGGTCGTAGCGTAGGCTTCCACGATGGTGTACAGAGCCTCAGCGTATGCAGCCGGACTCTTGGGTGTTTCCACCGTTTTAATGGACAGGTCGAGTTCTTCGTTT